TCCGGGTGTTGTTGGTGGACTGCTAACAGGAGAAGCTTATGGTCGCCTTAGCGACATAGGTAGACAAGCGAGGACAGGGGCTGAAGAACTTGCCGCTACGCAAATGGAGCAGACACAGTTTAGACCGTTTACTGTGACTACTGCTACTGGTGCTGGTATGGGTACTCAGGTAACTCCTGAAGGTGGTATTGAAACCACTATGGGCCTGTCCCCTGAAGAAGTTGCACTACAACGTCAACTTATGGGAGGCGCTGGAAGTTTTTTTGGTCAAGCAGAGCAACCTACAGTAGCACGTGAGCAGGCTATCTTTGAGCGTATGCGGTCCGCACAACGTCCTGAGGAGCAACGCCAGCGTCTTGCTACAGAAGAGCGTATGGCGGCTCAGGGGCGTCTTGGGCTTAGTTCTGCGGCGTACGGTGGCGCTACTCCAGAGTTGTTGGCACAAGAGACTGCTATTAATGAAGCACGTAACAGAGCTATGCTAGGAGCTATGCAGCAAGCTCAGGCTGAACAGCTTCAGCAAGCGCAGTTAGGACAAGCATTCCTTGGTGCTGGCTACGTACCACAGCAGCAACTTATGGCGGCTACTCAGCCTGCACAGCAGTTGGCAGCGTTGCAACAACAGGCACAGCTACAAGGCGCTGGTTTGTTCGGTGAAGCTACTATGTCAGGACTTGAGGCTCAGTTGGTTGCAGAGCAAGCACGGGCTAATTTGTTGGGTCAAACAGGTGCTGGTCTTTTGTCAGGTGCTTTGACACCAAGGTCAACAGGTAACTCTAGCTTGGTATCAGCATTAGGTAGTATCTTTGGTCAAGGAGGAGGTTAATCATGGCTAAGTTTTCACAAGAGTTTTTAAGACAGATGGCTACTCCTGCTTACGGGCAGGGGTTATTTACTGCTGCACAACAAGCGGCACAGCTTCCGGGTCAGCTTAGGCAACAACAGCAGATGAAACAACAGCGTCAGCAGTTAGCTCAGATTGACACTAACTCACCTGAGGGACTTCTTCAACTGGCTCAACAATACCGCAAACAAGGTAAAATTACTGAAGCCTTGAACGCTGAAAAAATGGCTAGGGCGTTGGCTGAAAAACTACAAACCGCAGGAATTTCGGCTAAAAAAGCAGAAGGTCAGCAGTCTCTTCAAGTATTGGCGGCTGTAGAAGGTTTTAACATCGACCAGAGACCTAGAGACGCTGCCGAATTTTTTGGCACTGCTTCTGATTACGGAATAACTGCTACAGAAGCTAGAGATATATACAATGCTGTAAAAAAGACCGGATCTGCTAAACAAGTACAAAGCAGGTCTGAAATAACTTTTAGAACAAATGTTAATAACGCTACTTACAAGCAGTACGATATTCAGTACAGAGACGGCACTACTGAAACTAAAGTAATTCCTCAAGCAGGAGCACCAGAAGTTCCCGACTATAGTAGAGGCAAAACAGTTATTTCAGAAAGAACAGGGGCAGGTGCTTTTGACCAACCGGGAATTGCTGGAAGAACCGAAGAAGTTAGAAGTTTTGTGGAAATGCAAACAAATGCTATTCAAAACCTGTCTTCTCTAAAAGGAGACGTTTCTGGTCTAAAAGAAGCTATTGATTTACTTGAGGATGAAAAGCTTAAAACAGGAGGATTTCCTAGGCAAGTTGCAAGGGGTGTTGCTAGATTTTTGGGAGAAGAGCCTAAAGAGTTGGGCCAGTTTGAGACACTTCTTGGTAATGTTGTTCTTGCAAAACTTAAGAACTTCAAAGGTTCAATTTCAGAAGGCGAGCGTCTATTCTTAATTGAGCAAATTGGTAATTACATGCAAAGCGGAGAAAGTAACCTTGGTCGTCTTCGTGTGTTGCTTGACCAAGCTGAAAGGCTACTACAAGACGGCATTCTTAAAGCTACTTCAGAAGACTACGGTGACTATTTAAGAAGAAGCGGCTTTGTGACTAAACAAGAACTTTCGTTTGTGCCTGAAGAAGATAGAGAAGATGCTCTAATTGCTATTAATACGGGTCAGTTTACTTTGGACCAAGTGCGAAAAAGCTACGAGAAATCAAGAGGTTCTAAATAATGAGCAACTTCAATGATATAATGCAGCAGTACGCTGAAGAAGAGGCACAGTCTTCTTTTTCAGACACCATGGCTGGCATGGGTACTCAAGAATCTATCGTTCCTCCTCCAGCAGTCACCCCTGAAGAACAACAAGCGTCGTTTCTTCAAAGAAACTTAGATCTTCCTTTGGGTCTTGGAGGTGCTTTGGCAGGAGGCGCAGCAGGTGCTGCCGTAGGAGGCCCAATAGGAGGGGTAGTTGGGAGTGTGCTTGGAGGAGCAACAGGTACTTTTGGCGGTACTGTTATTTCTGAAACCCAATATGGCAACGCTTCAGACATTGATGCCTACTCAAAAGCAGTAGAAAACGCCGCTTGGTCTGCAGGCCTTGACGTTGTTACATTAGGTATTATGTCAAAACTCAAGCCAGCTTGGGTTGCCATGCGAGTTAAGAACGGACAGTCTGTAGAGGAAACTTTAGAAGAGATTGTAGAAGGTGCCTATCCTGCAGGCTCTGCTGAGTCTTTAGAAGCAACACAAAAACTTCTAAACTTACGTGGAGCTACTCTATTACCTTCGCAGGTAGGCTCTACAGGCATGGACACCTTTAGAGAGCGTATTGCTTCTGTTGGTCTTGTTTCTAGACAAACCATGCAAGAAAACATGGAAGCTGTTAACGACGCTATTCAAGAAGAATTGTTAGAGCTTATTAATAGAAACGCAAGGGGAATGAACACAGATCCCTACGCAATGGGTCAAGTGTTTTTAGACGCTGTTGAAGAAGGCCAAAGTGCCTTACAAAGTCAATACGTACGTGGTTTAGACGACGTAATGCGGGGCTTAGGGGGTAGTAGGTACACTCGACGTGTTCCTGCTGAATTTATTCTTAAGCCTATTGATGACTATCTTAAGGCAAACAGAGGAGAAGCCGTAGACAACCTTCTAGGAGAAACTTTTGACTTTATTGAAAGTAATTTAACACGTCTAAGAGGACTAGAAGAAGGTACTTTTCCAATTCAAGAGCTAATTACTTTAGATAAGGCGTTCACACAAAGAGCTAATGCTATGTTTGGTAAGCAAGGCTCTACTCCTAACAGTACTGTTCTTGCAGAACTTTCTGAAGTTTCTAACTTAATGCGAGAGACTATTTTTGAGTCTTTAAGCAGGACAGCGCCTAAACAAGCCCAAGAGTACAAGGCCCTTAAGGAAGCGTACGCAGAAGGTTTTAATGAACTGTTTCCTAAAATAAACAAGGCATTTATTAATGGAGCAAAAGATGGTAGTTATGTAGGTTTAGGGGACATTGCTGCTAAAGGTCTTAATTTAGACAAGGTTAAGGCACTGAAGTTAAGCTTAAGAAGAGCACACGCTGAAGCAGTAAAAGATGCAAAGCAAACGGGAGAAGCGATAGCTGTACCTTCTTTTGAAGAAGCTAACAAACTATTTAAAGCGGGTTTTTTGTCTGATAAGCTTAAAACCGTTTTTGGTGAAAACTTTGCTATTACTGACTTACGTAACCTTGCTAAGGACGCTGAAAGACCTCGTACAAAAGCGGTTTATCAAGAGGTGTTAGGAGACGACTACCCACGTTTTAAACAGCTTTTAAACGCTGTTATAGAGGCTTCAGAGTCAGCATCAGGAGACTTCGGTACTCTGATGTTGCGAGGCATGGAAGCTAAAGGAGTTAAAGGGGTGTCTGCTGCTTTGTATAGCGGTGTTGGCGCAGCCGGGGGCGTAACTGCGGCTACTAGCGGGGTTTCTGCCCCCTTGATTGCTGCGGGTGCTGCTGCTTTGTACGTTCCTCAAGTCTTTGCAAACATTGTAACAAACCCACAGTACGTCAACAAGTTAATCATGCTCACTAAGAAGAAAACAAAAGATCCAATTCAAACTGAAATTGCTATTCAAGCAATAGTGTCTGATGCACTTGACGCTATGACTGACTCTGAAAAAGCAGACATTATGAATTATCTTTCTGAACAGGCTCAGGAACAAATGGTAGGTAAAAGAGAAGAGGAAGTTACAGCGCCTCCTCCTCCTACACAACAAGAGCTAATTACTCGAAGTGGTTTAATTAATCCTCAAAGAGCAAAAATGAAGTTACAGCAAAGCTTACAGGAAAGGGGGATGTTAACAGCGCCTTAGAGACGCTCTAGCACCCACTTCAGACCCATGATCTCACCCCTGATCTCATTGTTGCGAGCAGCGGGTATGGACCTTTGTAGTTTGTTCTCAAGTACTCTTATGCGTATCTCAATATCACGTTTAATGTTCATAAACACACCTTGAAAGAACGGGGGCACTAAGGCCCCCTTTTGTTTACAACTCGCAGTTGTTTCCTGTACAAGCCAACTGTTGCGACCCTTCAGTCATGTCAGAGTTCTCAGAGATGTTCCAGTCGATGGTCTCAGGAAACTCCTCCTTCAACTTCTCAAACGTCTCCAGATCAATAGGTTCATAAGGAGCCTGTTGGTACGTATGTTCAGAGTAAGGCAGGAAGCTTACGCCACTGATCTTGTCGAACTTGTTGTACAACCACTGACCCACCTCAAGGAACTCGTCGTCACGGTAGTAACACGTCATTGACGGCTTATGTTCACACCAGAAGTCCTGATAGATCTCCCAAAGCTCAAGTTGCTCCATAGCACCCATCTCAGAGGCCACCACAGCCCCCTCAGGCGACTTTATGGGGAAGGAGAATACCTTGGTAGTGGGTGACATTACGTCGTCCTCTACGGGCACTCCTGCTGCCTCAAGGACTTGACAGAGCGGGTCTCTTGCATCTGCTCTAACTCGTCTAATGTATTGATCTGAGTATCTAGGGTGGATGCCAGAAGCAGAATCAACCAACTGACTAACAGTACCGGAAGGTTTAACAGCAGTGATGGCAGTGCTAATATTAATACCAAGCTTAGTAGCCCATTCCTTATTAGTACTAATCGCCTCCTCTTTGAGAGCCACGAGCCAATCTTTAAGTTTTTCACGGTCTTCCCTCCCTGACAACACGGCGTGGTCCATGATGCCTGTTAGTGATACACCTAGCAGTGCTTCTTCTTCTGTGTTCTTCTGCCATACTTTACGTAAGTAGCGGAAGTCGGTTAGCGTAGCCTGAAGAGACCCAAGGATAGCCGCAACACGTACTTTTCGTTTAAGGTCTGACAACGTATCTCCTGCCCTGACAACAACTTCCGATAGATTGCAGAACTGGTAGGGCCTGAGGATGATCTCTGAGCATGGATTAGTTCCAAAATCATAGGTAGCATCTCGTCGCTCGTTCTTTGCAGCTTGCTTTTGACTTGCGACTCTAGAGAACATTCCTCGTTCTCCGGAGCGGGACTCGTATAAACTTTTCCACTCATTTAAAAACGCCTCAAAGTCTGGCTTCTCTGTGTAACATGCTGAGTTGTTCGCTAGTCCCCGTTGAGGGTTATCCTGCCACCACTGGCCTGACTTGCATCGTCGGAGTCTATCGTCAGTGAGGTTAGACAGACTGATGAGAGCGGACCTGCGTACACCTCCGACAACGACGATCTGTGCAATCTTACAGCAGATATCGTGGCACTCAATGGAGCTAAGTTTACGTCCAGCAGCTTCCCGAAAGACGCTGACTGTGAAGTTGAACAGATCGACAAGAGGTTCTGGACCAGATGCTCTACCTCCGAAGGTCTTAAGGGTTGCCCCTGCAAGTCGTACTCCAGACACGTCCCATTTCGGAAGTTGGCCTGAATACAACAAGCTAATAAGTTCCCGGTAAGCTTTAGCCCATCCAATTTTACTATCGGCGACATGTATAACGGTATCGGTATCATGGAATTCCTCTGCTACTTCTGGTAATTTTGTTACGTACTGACGCTCTACACTAAAGCCCACTCCAGTGCCACACATAAGGACGTACATCATTTCGTCAAATGCTTTAGGGTGGTCGATAGGCATGTAGGAGCAGTTAAACCCAGCTACATTGTCACGGTCTAGTGCTTCTCCGGCAGTCATCAACGCTCTCATGCTAGGCATAACACCCATGTCATGAATGTCTGCAAAGATACCGTTAGCCTGCTCTAGTGTTAGCTTACCCTTCTCAATCCAGAAGTTTAGGTAGCGGTCAATTGTTTCTTCCCAAGTCTCCCGTCGCTGCTCCTCTGGTAGGTAACGAGCGTAGCGTGACTTGTGTATGTACTGTTGATATGCGTCCATTAATTTAGTTCCTTAATTAGTCGTTCGATGTACCAGCGACACTTCCGTAGATCTTCGATTGGTTTACCTTTGTAGTCATAGCGCCAGAGGTACTTCAGTGCGTTACCCTTGAGATAGCCGTTGAACTCGTTTTTAGGCATGGACGCTTTGATTGCTTCGATAGCTTCGATTGATCCTTTGTTGTAGTGGTCAGGTTGCTCCACAGGGTCTACCTTCTTTGGTTTCCTGACGGACAAGTTGTTTAGTGCAGTAACTGTGTCCCACTCTTCAGGAGTCGCTTCGTCAATACTCATTCTCTTCTTCCTCTAGCTCTTGTTCAAACACATCTAGTCTGTTGATTAGCTTGTCCTCAAACCTGTCCAACATCTCTTCTGAGGTTATCTGTAGGGCCTCCAGCAGGTCGTCTGGGTCAAAGGTTTTCAAGAGGCGTTCCTTAACTTCCTCTAGTGTTAGTGACATAGTTAATCAACTCCTGTAATGTCTCTATATTATACCATAGTATTCCTTCTTTGTCACACCATTGTGCCATTGTCATTTTGGCACCTTTTCGTATCTTTTTGTTGGGCGACATCAGAACAAACACTAGCTCTTGTCCTTCGGGGAGACTGTCTCTGACACTGGTGTACTTCTTCGTGTCTCCGTCCCGAAAATATCCTTTGCATTCAACAAGAGTACCGGAAGCATTATGTACGAAATCAGGACGGTAAGACCGACTAATAACGTAAGGGACCGTGAATGGTTCATAATCAAAATCCTTCAGTATCTTGCTTACATCTTCTTCGAACGTGCTTCTAAATGTTGATTTCTTGGACCTTCGGCTCATTGACCACCTCCGTTAAAAACCTTGGACCTGTTGAATAAGAGAAGGCACGTAGGCCGGGCCAACAGGCTTTCTTGTACGCACAGTACGAGCAACCGATGTCCAACTTCATGTTACCACTCTTGCCGTCTGGCTTTGGCTCGTAGCACTGCTTTGGAGGCTCTTGCTTCTCCACCATTAACTGTACGTGCTCAATGCGGTCTGTGATGTCAAACCCTATCTTCTCGTACACAGGGGCTTGAGTGTCCTCCTGATCGTACATGAGGTACGTTAGGTGTCCATTTTGTTTGTCCATCGCAAGCCAGCCAAAAGTTGTCTGACCTTCTGCCTCTGCATATCCTTTAATTTGAGCGACGTATCCAAATGGATCATCGTAAGCCAGCGTACCGTCTTTGAATTTCTTAAACCCGTAGCTCGAAACACTCTTAACGTCTGTGACAACACCGTCAATTTTGCAGTCCATAGAACCCGTAATGCCCTTGATTTCACACTGCTTCTGTTCGGCGGTAACCTCATGTCCTGATGCCCTCGTTAGGAATAGTAATAGTTCTTCAATCAGATGGCCGTAAAGGAACTTA